GATACCAACGCTGCCAGGGTAATAGCTGGCAGGGCCACTGTAAGCGGGCCGAACGTAGCGAGTTGTGCTGCTGTTTAGCATGGCTTAGTTACAAAGCCGCCGGCTTCAGCCGCGCGGTTGCTTACGTGGAGCCAGCGTCTGCTGCGGCCTATGCCCGGAGCATGAATGAACTGGCCGGTGTGGACGCGGGAAGCCGGCGCGCCGCGTGAGCGGGTGAAGGCGCCGGGTCGAAAGAAAGGCAATGGCAAGGGTAAGCGCACCAAGTAGCGGCCAATCTCAGCAAGGTTGGCGCTGTCGGTTCTGCAACAAAGAAGGCTCGATCGAGTATCGAACGGCAGACGGTTCGCTGGTGTCATGGTCACTGATTGCTGCGGCACATGAAGCAGCGGCACCTGGTTGCGGCCGGCAGCACGGGAGTGCAGGGCTCTACGTGAAGGCTCCGGTGGCGCGGGTGGCATGATCCGGCGACGGTCAAAGCCGCGTCGCGGTCGCGTAGTGGATCAGGAGTTCATGGCGTGGATGCACGCGCACTTTGGGTGCCTTGTGGCAGAGCACGGATTCGGCGGGTGTAGCGGGCCGGCCACGTTCCACCACGTGCGCAACTGCGGTAGCGTGAAGGACGACCGGGCCGGGCTGATCCTCTGTTTCGCCCATCATCAGCACGATGGTGGCCCTGAGTCTCTGGAGCGCATGGGGCGCACGCGCTGGCAAGCCCACTTCGATATCGACATCCCTACCGAAGTGGAGCGCAACCAGCAGGCGTACCTCGATAGCGGGCATCAGTTCAAGCAATCACTGGCCAAAGCAGCGTAAAATGATCTTGCAATCAGGCATCTCCTGTGGTACGATCCAGGTAGGATGCCCAAGATGCTCCGGCAAATTCAGGAGTTGCAAGCCGCGCTCGGAATCGACTACCCGGTCCTGCTCCGCATGGCCCGGGAGGTGAGCGGCGATGCTGACCTCCGGTGCCTTGAAGATCTGTTCTCTGAAGACATGCGGGCGCTCTTGAGTGATCTCCTGGCGATGAGCGTTCAGGGCGAGCCTGTAGCCGCGTGACGCTGTGCGCTTTACCGCCGAGATCCGCGATGGCAAAACTCTCTGGTACGACCGGCAGCGGGTATCCGAGTTCATCCGCTCGCTCGAAGGCCAGCAGGTAACCGTCACTGTTGAGAAGCGGCAGGAGTTGCACTCGGCTCGCCAACGAGGATACTACCGCAGAGTGATCTTGCCGACGCTGGAACGTGATGGGCCAGGGTATACCGCTGAAGAGTGGCATGAAATTCTCAAGCACATGTTCCTGCTCACTGAGAAAGATGGGCGGGTCTTTGCGCGATCCACAGGGACCCTGAGCAAACTGGAATACAGCAATTACATTGACAAAATTCTGCGTTGGTCTGCAATCGAACTTGGAGTGGTGATTGAAGATCCACGCGCGCGCCGCGAAACCCGCGTTTGTGAGCCGAGCAATCACCGGCCAGCGATTCTGACGCGGGGAGAGGCAGTCCACAGCGAAGACTCATAACCTTCGCCGCGCCGGGCCAGCACCGGCCCCCGCAACCAAGTTCTCGGCGGCAGCACTGGCAGCAAGCGCCGATCAGTACAACACAAGCGAGAGAGCAACGTGTAATCGAGCGGGGCAGTCGGATGGGCTGATCCCAGTCTCCGGCGCTCCGCTCCCGGAACGCATGGCGGTTGGCGAGGCAGTTCCTTCCCTTCCGGCTGGCCGGCAGATGTCGGCTCCTGCTACTTGGGACTTGCGGGTGAGGCAAGATGGCATGGCAGCCCATGGCTGCAACCCATCAGCAGAGTGTGCGGTTTAAGGTCCGCCATGCTGTCACCGTGGCGGATTATCGCTCTCTCGGGTTCATGGCCTCGCGCCCGCCGGATGTTCGCCTTTCGGCTCCCCTTTAGGGCCTATCCTCCACGATCTCATCCCGAGTTCGTCGATTCGGTTGTCAAGGATCAGGGCTGATCTCAGGATATACCAGTTTAAGACAGAACTCAAGGGTTTTCGTTTGTTTATTTTGTACGACTTGCGATCTTGCTCTTGAATTTTATTCGAAACCCGGTATTATAGGGATGTGAACAAGGGAAATCGAGCGGGAATCGGTGGCCGGTCGTCGGGCCTGAAAATGCCGTGTGGCTGGGGTTGCGGACAGATGCTCCGCTCCGGGGATCTCAAGGGGCACCTGAAGACATGTCCGAGGCGCCCGCAAGCCATCGTGCATGATCCCTCAGATTCCCGGTGCGGTTGCGATGATTGTCGGAACAAGGTTCGCGGTTGACATGGCATCTACAGCGGCAACCGCTTGTCGGGATTGCGGCACCACGACGGACCGCCGCTATGCGTATTTCTGTGATCGTTGCCGGCCGCGCCACCGTGGGAAACGAACGAAATATCAGGCGTCACCGGAGATTGACCAGATCATCCAGTTCGCCTATGAGCGGTTCTGGGGAGCGAATGACCGCCAAGCATTGAATCGGGCGGCGCGTCGTATCGAATGGCCGGGCTGGAAAGTTAAGCGGCGTGGTCAGGAACTCGGCTTGGCACGAACCTCTGAGAACACACCTTGGAAGCCGGAAGAGGAGCGCATCTTACGGAGCAATGGGCAGCACTCTGCTGACTACGTGGTCCGCGCGCTCAAGATACAGGGATTCTGTCGCAGCAGGACGGCGGTTCACCTGAAAATGCGCCGCGAGCGGATCAAGCAGACGCTCGACGGATATTCAAGTCGCCAACTTGCCGAAGCCTTCGGAGTTGATAGTCACAAGATCATGCGATGGATTTCGGCCGGCTTACTGAAAGCTGATCGCCGCGAACAGAACCGGGTGCCGATACAGGGTGGCTGCTTTTGGTGGATCACTCACACGTCGGTTCGTAACTTCGTCTTCAGGTGTCCCCATGAGATTGATCTGAGGAAAGTTGAGAAGTGGTGGTTCCTCGACATCATCACAGAGGGTCGCATATGCAGATGAAGCCAGGAGCGGTCTACCTGATTCGCAATACGACCAATGACAAGGTATACGTTGGCCGGACGGTCGGACCTGTGGACCTTCGCTGGAAACAGCATGTTTGCGATGCAGTCACGCGGCGACGTTGCCACATTCTGTCGAGGGCGATACGGAAATATGGCGTTGAGGCTTTTGAAGTCGCTCTGCTTGCCGCGGATATTCCTGAGACTGAACTGGACAACCTCGAACGAATATGGATCATCCTTCTTGATTCAACAGATTCACGCAACGGCTACAACAGCACGAAAGGAGGCCTGGGCGGGGTTCCTGTAGGCGAGGCGCGAGAAAAGCTCAGATACCCAAGAACGGCGGCAACCAGGAAAAAGATGAGCATGATAGCCAAACGGCGCGGTACAGCCCATATGAACACGCCGGAAGCCCGTGCGAAGAAGAGCGCAAAACTAAAAGGGCGAATCTTTTGGGACTTATATACTTAACTCCCGGTAAACTATGCTAAGGACCTTTCAGTTTCGTCTTCGTCCAAACGCTACGCAGGCTGCGGGGTTGGGGCGGATTCTTGAGGATAACTGCGAGACCGCGAACGCCTGCATTCAAGAGCGCAGAGAAGCCTGGAAACTCCAGCGCAAGTCGATTTCATATTACGATCAGCAGAAGGAGCTTACGGAACTCCGTAAGGACCCGGCGTTTCAGTGGATGGCGTGTGATATTCAGCGCGACCCGTTACGGCGCGTGGACCGAGCGTTCAAGGCATTCTACCGGCGCTGCAAAACCCCCGGCCAGAAGCCGGGTTTCCCGCGCTACCGTTCACGCGACCGCTACGATTCTTTCGGGTTCGGTTTACCTGTGGTCCGCGAGCGTTCGATCAAGATACCGAACGTCGGAGATATTCGAGCGCGCGGTGGCCGCCCTATCCAGGGCCGGGCGAAGTGCTGCACAGTGAAGCGGGACGGAAAGAGATGGACCGCAAGCGTGGTGTGTGACATCGGGCCGGCTCCTGAGAGGTGCGCAGTTTCGACGGCAGTTGGGATTGATGTTGGGTTGACCACGCTGGCAACCTTGAGCGACGGGACCGAGATTCAGAATCCACGTTGGACGCGGCAGCATGAAGACCGGATCGCCGCCGCTAATCGCTCGCTAGCGACCAAGACACGCGGATCACATAACCGCCTCCGGGCGCGTGAAGCACTGCGTCGCGCGCATCAGCGGGCCGCAAGCGCCCGGTTGAACTACATTCACCACGTTTCTAAGTGGCTGGTGGAAAACTACGATTTGATCGCCCATGAAGACCTGAAGATTCAGGACATGTCGCAGGGGCGACTTGCCAAAAGTATCATGGATGCCGCATGGGCAATTCTGCTATACCAACTGCGTTACAAGGCTGAGAGCGCCGGAACGCACGTCATAGCGGTGAATCCACACGGCACGTCACAACGGTGTTCCGGTTGCGGAGAGACGGTTAAGAAGACGCTCTGGCAACGGACTCATTCCTGTCCACATTGCGGACTTGAACTGGGCCGTGACCACAATGCCGCGCTGAACGTCAAAAGGCTCGGGATGAGCCTTGCGGGGCTATGCCCCTCAGAATCTATACAGAGACTCGGGGAGTCATGTATATAAGCCCCAAAGCCTTTGGCGTTTCACTGAGTCACACCCATAGGCTAATGAACCGCGAGGTGACAGACGGCAAAATCTGCCGTTGATCCCCTTTCTCCCCCAAAGTCAGTAAAAACGTGCCGCGCGCTAAACCCAATGCTGTCGCCTTGACAAATAAGGAGCTTAAAGCTCTTGCTGCTGGTCGCACGCCTGGGCAGATCGGGAAAGCGGTTCTGAAGATGGTTGCGGGTGGCCGGCGCCGTAAGGAACTCGATCTGAACCGTCTAGTGGAAATGAGGATGGCCGGGTGCCCGATTTCAGAGATCGCGGCCGAGTTCGATATCGACGAAAAAAGTATCGACACTCGCCTACGGAAAGACCCGGTGTTCAAGGCCATGTTCGACCGTGGCGACGAACGGGGCAAAGCTGCCATCAGGGTGGCGCAATACAAGAAGGCGGTAACAGAAAAACACATGACCGCCCTGATCTGGGCTGGTAAACAGCGACTCGGGCAAAAGGATCAGATTGAAACTGGCGGTGCGGACCGACTTAATGAGGTACTGGCGGTTCTGATGCACGCCAAGGTCAATCAGGGCGATGACAATGAAGATGAGAGCAGCGAACGCGGCGGTGCCGAAGAGTCCTGATTCTAGAGCAGGCATCGGACAAACCGTCAAGCTGCTACCATTCGGTCCGAAGGCCAACCGCTTCATCTGTCGCTCGCCGGCGGAGGATGCCAGGATCAATGTTCTGGTCGGTTCGGTTCGATCCAGTAAGACCTGGGCATTGAACATACGCATCTTGGCTCTGTGCCAGTACTCAGTCGCCGGCCAGCGGATTCTCACTGGGGTTTCTAAGCAGGCGATCTACCAGAACGTCCTGAACGACCTATTCGAGATCGTCGGGGATTCGAACTACACCTACAACCGGATGACCGGGGAGTTGTGGTTGTTCGGTACGAAGTGGCTGGTGATCGGGGCGCATGACGAAGGCTCCGAGAAGCGTATCCGCGGCATGACCGTGGGGATTGCGGTCTGCGATGAGTTGGTGCTCATGCCGCGCAACTTCTTCATGATGCTGCTCAGCCGCATGTCGCCGGCTGGATCACGTCTTTATGGAAGCTCAAATCCCGACAGTCCGTACCACTGGCTGAAAGAAGAGATTCTCGACGGTGATCGCTTCAGTCACGGGCTCGGCAAGGACGTTTGGTGGCAAACCTGGTCGCTGAACGACAACCCGAACCTCAGCAACGAGTACAAAGAGTTCCTGAAGCGGTCGTACGTCGGGGTCTGGCACGCGCGGTACGTTGAGGGACTGTGGGTACTGGCCGAGGGCTCGATACTGTCCGGCGTGTTGACGCCTGACGTATGGTACAACGACACAACCCGTCCCGTGGGCCTACTGCACCGAGGTGGCCACATGGAGAGATTCGTTTCCATAGATGTCGGCACTGTAAATTCACAAGTCGCCGGGGATTTTTACGATGACGGGAAGACCTTATTTTTGGAGAATGAAGCGTATTTCGACAGTCGCAAAGCAGGGTTCCAGAAGACTAATGCCCAATATGCGACAGACCTCATCGAAGGTGACGGCAACGGGTGGCCCGGCTTTCCCAAAGATCAGCGCGAATGGCCGGGCGTGATAGTTGATCCATCGGCTGCCAGCTTCAAAGTGGAATTACTCAGCCGTGGCGTCTTCGTCATGGACGCCAACAATGAAGTAGCGGATGGCATCCGCAGGTTAGCGGCCATGTTGGGGAACAAGAAATTTCGCATCCATGAGCGGTGTATCGGGATTCGCGGCGATCTGGAAACCTATGCCTGGGATGAAAAGGCGGCCGCGCGCGGTGAAGAGAAGCCGATTAAGGACCATGATCACGGATGTGACGTGTGCAGGTACGCCATCCAGACGAAAATCTCCGACTGGCGGATAGCCGCTTGACGTTGTATAATTGGTGAAGCCCCGCACCATTTCAGGTGGTGCAGGGCCTCGGCAGTTCCGAGCGTGAGGCGCTCGAAGATGCAATCCGATTATAGCGAAGATTCCGCACGCGAGACAGAAAGGTCTGAGTCTCATCGGGCGGCCAGCCGCAAGTATCGAGAAGCGCACCCTGATCGCATTCGGGCCAGCCATGCCAAGTACGATGAATCTCACGCCGAGCAGAAGCGGGCCTACAGAAAAGCGCACTCAAAAGAAATCTACGCCAGGGTCCGGGCATGGCAAGCCAAGCATCCAGAACAGGTCAACGCATCCAAGCGCAAGTACGCTGACGCGCATGAAGAAGAGAGCCGAGTTTACAGGAAAGCCCACAGAAACGAGGCTTTGGAACGTTGCGCTAGATGGCTTGATAACCATCGGGAAGAAAATCGGGTGCGTAGCCGGGAGTACTACCGAGAGCATCCCGAAGAAGCCCGCGCAGCGAGGATTGCTTGGCTCAAGGCTCACCCGGACGCTCAAGGTGTTTACTCCCGTAATCGTAGGGCAAGGGAGTTGGCGGCACCGGGATCGCACACTGAAGCCGACGTGCGCGCCATCTGGGAACGACAGCAGCACAAGTGCGCAGTTCCCGAATGCACCTATCCTATCTCGGGGCGTGGGGACAATAAGTTCCACGTGGATCACATCGTCGCCTTATGCAATCAGGGATCAAACTGGCCGGACAATCTTCAAATTCTGTGCCGCCAGCACAATATCCAGAAAACGGACGCCGATGATGTAGAGTGGGCACAGCGGACGATGGGCACGCTTTTCGTGCTGTAACAGACTAGAGGTTTTATGAAGAAGGCAATTCCGAAGTCGAAGAGAAAGAAAGCGCTTGGCTCGAATCCACTGGCATCACGGCCAGCACAACCGAGCCCTGGGCGGCAACTGAGGGATACGCCGGCTGTGTCAGGGCCAATTGTGGAGCGTCCGGCTACTTTGAACCCTGTGCCAAGGATGGCGTACCCATTCGGCGTGGCACCAAGGACCGTCGAGCAAGGGATTCATCTGGACATCCCTGTGCCGGCCGCGGCGAAGCGGTCGTGGTGGCAGCGGTTCCTGGATACGTTTCGCTGAGTCGCGTTTCGTGGTAGGCTTGAGGCGAGGTACTGGAGAATGCCTGAAACTTGGAGCGGTCAACCGCAACGGCCCGCGGGAGTCGGTGCCAAGACGGCAATCCTTACGTTGCTGGCCGTAGTAGGTTGTATCCCATTGGGAATCATCTGCGATTTCATGCGCCTGTCCGTAGCCGAAACCCTGGGTGTTGGGGCGCTGTGGACTGGCATTGTGATTACAGCGCTCCACTTCTGGACAATGCCATGAAACCCCGAGTGAGCAAGCAGCGATGCGAGAACTGCCCGGCGCATAACCGGCGGGTTCAGGTGGTGCGGTGGATGGGTCGGGATATGGCGCTGTGCCCTGAGTGCATCGCAGCAACGAAGCGGGTTGCGGCAAGCAAGGCGGGTTGAGGGGAAAACGCGGATGGTGAGGCGCTGGTACCACTTCAGGGGGGGATAGCCAAATGAAAAGATACTTCGTCGTGACTGTCGAAAACGACACCATTCTGATCGACGGCAAGGAACAGCCCTGTTCTGTCGAACACCTTCAGGCCGCGCTTGACTACTGGGGAACCGGCCACAAAGCAGTTGAGATAGATGAAGCCGCGTATCGCGCTTCGTTGATCAACGGATCGATGAAGCTATCCGCAAGTGGTGATCGCGTGAGCGCAGCAGAGCCATCCGACCTCGCTGCGCTTGTCAAGGGCGAGATATGCTGAGACAGTCTAACTGGAGGATCGAGATGAAGTACGGATGGGTATTGAAGTTCGTTGGTCGTTGGTCTCCACGTGAGCGTGTACTGCGCATCGCGCGGCTGATGTTCAATCGGCCATGGGGCCATGGGTGGTGTGCACGGCAGTTCTCTGTGGCGCTCACGCCGCGGCTGTGGCGATGGCACCGCGAGGATGACGGCCTGTTGTTCACCGTGTTCGGCCTGCGATTGCACTGGAAAGAATCGCACGGAGGCTACTTCGTCTGATGGCGTGGATGCGCGAACTAGTGAGGCCATGTCAACGATGCCCACGTCTCGGCACGCATGAAGTCTTCAACCGCCAGAACTCCTCACATGGAGTATTCTGCAAGACGTGCGCTGTGAAAGAGGTCAAGTGGTTGAACCAAGAAGAGGACAATGCCGCTTCCAAGCTTCAACAGGCTGGTACGGCTGTACTCTGAGCGAATGCAGCGGCTGTTTGCCGGGCACTTGCTCAGCATGATTCAGCGCCCAGGGGTGGCGGCTGACTTGACGTTCTACCGGGCGGCCTTGCAGCTTGCTGAGGCGATGGCAAGAGAAGTAGCGGAGGCCGGCGCGACCTCTTGGCGCCAAGCGGCGATGAAGTCCTACCGCGGTCGTGAGATCTACGAGGCACTGCGGGCGGAGATCAAGCGCGAGGGGCTTGCCGGGCCTCTGGCAGAGATTGCACAGCGGAACGCCCGCCTGATAACGTCCGTGCCGAGCGATGTCGGGCAGATGGTCACAGCGCGCGCGCGGAAGCTGATACTGGCAGGAGAGCGGCCGGAAGCGCTGGCGAAGGCCATCCGGCAGTGGGCGCCAGAACTGGCGAAGAACCGGATCAAGCTTATCGCCCGCACAGAGATAGCGCGTTGCAATACCGACCTCGAAAAAGCGCGGGCCGAAAGCATCGGTCTTGAATGGGCAGTCTGGCAAAGCAGTGAAGATGAACGCGTCCGGCCATCACATCGGAATCTCAATGGCGTGCTGATGAACTGGAGCGACCCTCCGCAGCCCGAGGCGCTGATTGGGGAGCACAGCACACTTGGCCGTGGCTTTGCTGGGCAGTTCCCGAATTGCAGGTGCGACATGCTGAGTTTGGCGGATCTGGCTGAGATCAAGTGGCCTGTGCGGATGTACAGGAATGGATCAATTAGGCGCATTACACGAGCGGAGTTTCTCCACTTAGCTCCTGAGTTACGCGCTGCTTGAGATGCGCCCAGGACTTGAATTTCAGGATGTATCCAATGTGGGTGAGCGTGACCGCGAATCTCGCCGCCAAGCGCGTGGATGATACGCCATCTCGACTCATTCGGTGAATCTGGAGCACGTCTTCGGTCGATAGCCTGTGCCGGGCATTGTCTTCGCCGCGATGAACGACCTTCGCGTAGGCCAACGGAGCCCGATGTTTCCACCTTGCGCCCCTGAGAATGTCACCAGCGTGGCTTGGGCTGATCGAGAACCGTCGGCCTATCTGATAGACTGAAGCTCCGGTTGCTCGCATTTTGTGAAGTTCAGTAATCTGACTTTCAGTGAGCTTGTGCGTCGGGCTGTGTTCGCCAGTGGTGTCTGGTTTTCGTCCCTTGGCTACACAGTCCTGTTGATTGTCCGAATCCGTACCGAGCCACAAATGCTTCGGGTTATAGCAAGGCGGGTTGTCGCAGGAGTGAAGCACATTAAGGCCCTCAGGGATGCCACCGCAGAATTCGCGATACGAAAGACGATGCGCCAACTCTTCTCCGCCATTAAGTGGAACGCGACCATACGGAAGTTTCTTGTGCTTGGCGAACGGCCAAACCAGGCATTCATCCGAGTCGCCGTGGGCGCGAACCGAGTCCAAGAGAAACTGGTATCTGGTATACTTTGGTTGCATCGTGGCGCCCTCCCGGAGCGCTGTGCTGCTGGCCGTACCGCTGTTTACGCAGTGGGCGGCCTTTTTCATTGTACCATCGCTCTGGGCGGCGCATCGTGACCATGACCCGCGCGCAGTTCCAACGGCTGGCGAACTGGAGAGTTGCAGCATGAAACGCAGAGAGTTTTTTGAAGCAGTAGTGGCAGGGATCGCAGCCAGTGGTATCACCATGAAGGCTGAGACTACTGAGATACCGCGTGGCAGCACGTGTGTTATCACGTTCCAAGGAAAGTTGAATATGGCAGAGGCGAACAATCTTGTTCAGACCTTGCGCCACGTTCAAGAACAGTCGGGCGTCCGGTTTGTGGTGTTCGATGACGGGGCAACAGCAGCCAAACCCCGGTTCTGATTCTTGTCCATGACGCTCTACGAAGTCTTGCAGGTATCCGAGACAGCCTGCCCTGAAGTGATCGATGCCGCGTGGAAGGCGCTCTTGAAGCTGTGCCACCCAGACCTGCATCCCGACATGGACCATCGGGTAGCGCAGACGCTGAATCAGGCGCACGACATCCTCAGCGACCCAGCGCAGCGGAATCAGTACGACACGCAGTTGGCGGCCAGCCGTATGACACCACAGTTTACCCTCAGCGCCGGCGGTTTTGGCCTCAGCAGCATGAACAGTTTTGTGATCTTTGAACGACCATTCGGACGATGACCTCACCTATCCCATTCCCAGATCTGACGCCCGCGCAGCGGAAGGCGTTTGGCTGCCACTTTGGCCGGAGCTATCGTGCCACGGATGCTGTCGGCACCCGGCTAGGGATCTCGGCGCCACCCGCCGGTTCGGGTAGTGCCTTCGACGTGTTCACGAATGCCGCGGCCCGCATGGGATGGGGCACGCCCAACCTGGCCGAGGGTGCCGACTATGAGATGGTCCGGCTCTCGTTCGACTACTGGCTGCTCATCACCCTGTACCGGAACCACTGGATCACGCGGCGCATCGTGGACACTCCTGCGTCCGACATGGTGCGCGCGTGGCCGACGATCAATACAGATGCGGCTCCCGAAGACCTCGACCGGGTGGACAAGGCCATCCGCAAGACAGGCACGCGAACGCAGATCCGGACCACCATCATGTGGGCCAGGCTGTTCGGAGGTGCCGGCGCGCTCATCATGGTTGATGGGCACGAGAACAAGCTCGAAGAGCCGCTGAAGCTGGACGAAGTGGAGATCAACTCGTACTGCGGACTTATCCCGTTCGACCGTTGGACAGGCATCACTCCTGAAGGCAGCGTGGCTCACGACATCACGCGGCCGTCGGACTTCAACCTGCCCGAGTTCTACCGGGTCACGACACCGATGGGCGGTGGAAGCTTCAGAATTCACGCCAGCCGCATTCTGCGGTTCACCGGGCCGACAGTGCCTACCCCCGAGCGGGAAGCGCAGTCTTGGTGGGGTATCTCCGCGATCGAGCCGGCCTACGAGGAGTTGCGGAAGCGCGACAATCTGAGTTGGAACCTGCTCAGCCTGTCCTTCCGGGCCTCGCTGATTGGCATGGTGTTCCCTGACATGGCTCAGATGCTATCTGGCGCCGGCATGGGCGGCAAAGCTCTGGAGCAGTTTCAACTGCGGATGCAGAGCATCAACCACCTGATGAGCAACCAGAGCCTCATCATGCTGCCAAAGGACGGCAGTCTGCAATCCGTTCAGTGGGCCGCCACTGGATACTCGGACCTGTACGCGCAGTTCCAGATGGACATTGCTGGCGCCGCAGAGATCCCTGTCACGCGGCTGTTTGGGCGGACCATCACCGGTCTGGGCCAGACCAACGATGCCGACGAGCGCATCTACGAAGAGCGCATCGCCATGGAGCAGGAACATGGGCTCCGGCCGCAACTGGAGAAACTCTACCCAGTGGTGTGTATGTGTCTTGACCCGACCACTCCAATCCATTTGCAGAACGGAGAAGTAAGGGAGATTCGCCAAGTCAAGGTAGGCGATAAGGTTCTAACTTCAAGCGGCAGATCGGCCTTCGTTAGAGGCGTCTCCCCAAGTACCCGCGTTGATACGTTTGCATGTGAGTTATCGTTGTACGGGAACTATTCTCCGCTGGTTTCTACTTGTGATCATCCCGTACTGACGCCAGACGGATTCATTCCGTGCGAGGTATTGGATGTAGGGGATTATGTGTCGATGCCGGTAAGGAAACTTTCCGCCACCGTCACCCATGCAACAATTTCGAGGCGCAGAAATCGTGAGTCGCTGAGAGAAGACAAACAGAAACTCACGCGCGATTTTGGATGGCTATGCGGCCTCTATTTGGCTGAAGGGACGCCGCATTCCAATACCCGCCTTCCCGATCATCGACTTGACTCCATAACGTTTTCGATCCACGACAATGAGGTCGAACCGTTCCGGCAGCATTTGGAAAAAGCTACAGGCGAAAGAAAGGTAACAAGCCGCAAGCTGAAACAAGGGAAAGGATCACAGTTAACCCTGTATGATACCGGATTGGCTCAATGGCTTGCGTTCGAATTCGGGCATGGAGCAGAAAGAAAGTGTATACCGGACTGGGTGTTCGATACCGACCCAGAGTTTGCGCGTGGATTGATCGGTGGATACCTGGAAGGTGACGGACATGCGCCCCCCCACAGGTCACAGATTTCGGCATCCTCAGTTTCATTAGCTTTGATGGTGCAGCTACGTGACCTGCTGGCCTCAGCGGGATACGGATGGGCATGCCTGTACCGGTCTGAATCCAAAGTGAGCCATTTGTTAGATGGGCGACGCGAAATCCATGGACGTGAATTCTGGAGACTGTTTCTGAATGGTGAGGGCGTCTATCGACTTCGGTCTGACCTTGACTGGATGCCGCTTGCGGAATATCATCCGCGCCGCGCCCCGCGGTGGAAATATTCGGAATACCGAGATTTCATCTGGATCGAGGTTAGCAGCATAAGGCGTATCCCAGCCAACGGCTTTTATGATCTGGAGGTGGATGCCCCGGAACATGATTTCTGCACACTCCAGTGTTGTGTGCATAATTCCACCCTCGGTGAGGTGCCTGACGATCTTGAACTGAACTTCCCGAGCGTGCGGGTGCTCACTGAAGAAGAGAAGAGCAATCTCTCCAAGGACACGGTTGTCAATATCACGTCGCTTGTGAACGCTGGTTTGATGAACAAACCGCAGGCCATGAAGGAACTCAAGCAGCAGAGCGACATCACGGGCTTCGGATCGAATTATACCGACGCTGATATTCAAGCTGCCGAGGAGGCCGAACAGATGGGCCTGGGCGGCACGGGAGAGATGGCTGGCCTGCCGGGTGGCGAAGAGCCAGGCAGTGGCCCTGTGGCCGTTCCCGGCCGCAGTGGTGAGCCTCCGGCCGAAGGCGAGCCGACTGACGAAGAGTTGCTCGCTACGCTTGGCGGGCGCGCCGCTGATTCCCACCCTGCCCCAGGGGATCGCTCCGCGCGCCTGCATCGCGCTCTAGATTACGCTCTCGACAACTGGGAAGAAGGAAGCACAAGCGCGGAAAGCCTAAGAATAAGGGGCAATTCGCTTCAGGTAGCGGCAGGACAGCGGCGAAACGTACTACGGCTGCGGCGCCAGCCAAAGCCGATCCGCAGCAAGGTGGCGAAGCACCGGTGGTCCAAGCCCGGCATGAGTTTCTGAAAGCTCTTGTCCAAGCCAAGGAAAAGTCCACAGACCCAGGCGAGATTGAGGCTATTCAGAACCTCGCTTCGAAGGTGTCCGACCCATCAAGCGAAGGTGGATTCGGAACAGGTAAGAGTCTTCAACTTTCGGAAAAGGCGCTGCGTGCGCAACAAGCGGCGCGGCCCGCCGGAAAGGCCGATCAGAAGGTCGCCGATGAACAAGAGGCGATTTTGAGTCGTGGTATGGGGTTGCCGCGTGAGCCGGACAATTCCCCGTTCGACCTGAAGGCCAAGCCAAGGAATGGCAGGTGCCCAGTGGCGGTGGAATGCAAGACGGTTCTGTCTTCGAAGAATGGCCGGGTG